GATGCCGACGGGACGGAAGACGCACGGGATTTGTAATGCGGGATGCGAATGGGATGTGAAAATCGACCTCGTTGAGTTATGGAAACAGGTGGAGCGATTATCTAAAAACGAACACACGCCAGTTTTGTTTTTTTGCTCTGCGAGGTTCGGCGTGGAACTGGTTAATTCGCACCCCTCGTGGTTTCGGTATGACCTTGTTTTAGATAAGGAAGTTGGCGTGAGTTTTTTGAGTGCGAATATGATGCCACTCCGTTCGCACGAATTAATTTATGTTTTCGCGAAGAAGTCGGCGTTTTACAAGCGGATTGATGAGGTGAGGGAGGGGATGCCGTCGAAATACCGCAAACCGAGCAATCCACGCAAAAATAACCTGCTGGGACACACCGAAGGATTGGAGCAACCTGATTATGTTCAAGATGAAAATAAACGATGTTCTTTAAGTATCATCCACGACCGATTGGTAAAAAACAAACCGCACCCGACGGCGAAGTCAATCGCAATTTACAAGTGGTTAATCGAGCGTTATTCAAATGAGGGTGATACAATCCTCGACCCTACGGCGGGGTCATTCAACTCGGGACGGGCGTGTCTGGAACTGAACCGCAGTTATATCGGGATAGAGAAGGACGATAAGTTTTTCAACGAGAATAAATTGGAATACTAATCCTAAAAAAATCGAAATGAAGCAAATGATATATATCCATATATACATCATTTTACGGAATGCCTGTGAAGTGGATTACGGAGGAGGAAAAAGCGGAGATGAAGGAGAAATATAGGTATGAAGGGGGCGAGATGTATAACAAAAAAACGGGACGAAAATTGAAGAAATATGTAGCACATTATATGGGTTCATCGGCGGTTTATTGGAAAATAGGTGGAAGGAATGTATATGATAATTGGTTGGAATGGGCGTGGAATTACATCGCCCCCATATCAAACGGAACATCGACGACTTCGTTATGAGGGGCGTCCTTTGATTGCCTACGAGACCTCGAAACCAAATCTGCCTTTACAATATAATTTTCAGGTTTATTTACGATGACTTCGGTAAGTCCATTCGTAAGAGCAGGACGCTTTATTTTTTCTCCATCAACCTTCGGGTATTTATCTTTATATTTCTTTATGATGTCGTCCTCTATGATGGGGGCAATTTCTTCGAGGTTCTTTATATCGGTTCTAATCATATTGAGCATATCCTTCGCATTCTCTCGCACATCGCGTTCAAGAGCGAGTTCAACGGACAATTTTCGGCACAACTGACCGTATTGGAGTGATACGAGGCGGTGGCGTTCGCTCCGCTGGGCGAGTTGGAAATAACTGTCGAGAGATTTGATGACCCCGACGAAGACGGAGGCAATACCGAGCACGATATTTATGTCTTCGTAGTCAATTTTAATACCAGTAGTAAAACCGATGATGGAACTCAACACAATAACGGGGATGTTTATGAGGTTGGACGCAAGGGCGTATTTCTCGTGGGATAATCGGTGTAAAATCGAAAGACTTTCTGCCTTTTCTGCCTCCTCTTTAAGTAGGTTTTCGAGGTTATCGTCGTATTCAGGTGCTTTTCACGCCATTTCTATAATAAAAAGAATACTGAATTATGTTTATTATAGTAATGGATTATCAAGTATATTCGCCGTATGGAAATACGACCCCCGACCTAACCGTAAAAAATGACCGATACCTTCGCCACCGAGACTGGATAGAACCAGTCATAACCGAGATGACGCAGATGTTATCGAAGACACATATACGAACTTGCGAATGCGGAAGTAATGTGAGATTGACGAGTGGAATAATCCGCCGACATTTGGCAAGTGAGAAGCACTTGAAGTTCATCGCAAAATGGACGGAAGAAGACCAGAAGGAACTAACGGATTTCAAGACAAAAAAGAATAATAAAACGAAATGACGAGAGATTTTTATATGCTCTACGCCCTAAAACTAATGACCTATCATTCGGGCGAACATAAGAGGAAGGAGAAGTTTTTATATAATGACGGCGACAGCATCACCCCGCCATCTACACCGTCGTCCGTCCCCTCCACGCCACGAGGTAAATCCCCCTCGCCGAGAGATTTTAAGTGCGTCTGCTGTGGGTGGGCGTGTTGGTAAAAATGTGGATAATAGGGTTTAAAAGGATAATGTCTATGGATAATATAGCGATTATCCACTATGATTACACAAGCACTCATCAACTCATTTTTCAGGGTTCTACCGTTGGCGTCGCCCTGCGTTGCGTCTGCTCCTGCTGTATCGTCGTATATGACGGACGATTGGGTGGTGATTGACGAGAGATTTGGAGTGAGGAAGGATAATTATGCGATTAATAGGATGGGTGATGTAAAAAACTTAAAGTTCAATAAAATCCTGAAGTCGTATTATTGTAAATCGATTGGGTATATGTGCGTGTCGCTGAAACGGAGTATGGATGCGAGTGGTAATTTGGTGAGACCGAATAATGGGTATGGGCGACCGCCGACAAAGGAGAAACCGAATAATGAGACTTTGATGCTCGTCCATCGGTTAGTGGCGAATGTATTCATCCCGAATAACAACCCGAACCATACCATATGCGACCATATCGACGGTAATAAGTGTAATAATGATTATCGTAATTTGAGGTGGTGCGACCAGCGTCGTAATGCGAATAATGCGAAATCGAACAAAAAATATTGGGGTGTGAGGTGGGTGAAAAATATGGAAAAGTGGTCGGCATCCGTCCAGACGACAATCAATCACGACCCGACCGTGTATTTTTCTCATTTTCTCGGTCATTTTACGGCGGAGGAGGAGGCGGCGAGGGTGGTGAAGGGATTTATGTTAGAGACATACCCGAATGAAATGGGGGGCGGTCGGCGGTTCATAGATTAGCATTTCAATCCCAAAAAAATTGAAATGAGTTTTCGACATTCTACCAGACGCAACGACAGACAATACGATACGATGACGATGAGGATGAATGGCGGATTTGACGGATTTGTGAATGCGACAGAGAGATTTCGCACACGCCTCGCGAAGGAGATGTGTGCGAAAATACGGCAGTTTTGCCCGACGGACGAGCAGATGGAACAATACACGGAGCGGTGGTTGGCGGAGGTGAGAAAAGAGAGGCGTATTGGTTTTACAGAATGCGGGGGTTATATTGATAGGGAGGATGTGGAAGGCAACGACATACCAGCAACCGAAAGTGAAATGCGGTATAAGATGTTGAACTTTATGGACAAAAGCGACGAACCTATGGTGGAAATGTTCGGGCAAATCGACAACCACGAGCAACCGACGACCGTTCGCGATGAGTTTCTTGCCAGAATACTTGACTATCCGTATAGCGATTGCGAGGTTGCGGTGTGGCAGCGGGATATGTTTAATGTGCTTTCAGGAAACGGAAATTGGTGTTGCGGGTTTGAGGGTGAGTTTGCTGTGAGGGTGCTGAATGACGAAATCGAAAAATGGATGACGGCGTTCGTGAGAAAATACATCGTGAAGGGACACGAAATATAAGAAACTACTGCGACTGCTTTACATAGGTGTTTTGCTGTGTTGATACGGAATGCCCCATCGCAGACGCCAACGCCTGTGATTTTTCGGTGCTTTCGAGGAGCATTTCGGTTGCGAATATAGTTCGCAACATACAGCAACCTATTTTTTTCGGTTTGAAAATCTTGTTCAGGTGGCGAGTGATGGAGTTGCCCTCGTGGAAGGGGTTGCCGTTAGACATACGGAGAAACGGTATTGTTTTTCCTTTTTTTAGGTCGTTGGAGATGACGGGCAGAGAACCAGTATTCCATTCACGAGAGAATATGTAAAACCAGAAAATATCCATAACCTCATCAGGGATGCTGACTTCGGCAGTTCCGTAGTTTTGAGCGGTTTTGTATTTATTGAAGATGAACTTTTTTTCGTCGAGGATGAGGTAATTTAGTTCTTCGTCGAGAACTTCGGGTTGTTTTTGAGACACAATCATATAAAGATAGTCGGCATTTCTGCGTGGCACTAATTTCACATAGAGGGTGAGGACGACGAAATGGAGGAGAAATGTATATTGGTAGTCGTATGAAATGCCATCGCCGAGAGATTTGAGATGGTCGTAGTCTTTTTTCATTTCATCCCATTTTGAGATGACATCTTCCCATTCTAACCAGTTTTCCTCTTGTGATTTGGATTTCTTGTTGCTGATTGCTTGTTGTTCGTGAGCAATCCGCATCATTTTACGGTGGTAGATTTTAATCATTTCGCCCTCTGGTTCGGTAGGCATCGGGTAGGTCAGTTTCAACGCCGAATGGATGGATGTGTAATAAACACGACGGGTATTTGGTTTGAGTGGTTCGAGTTTTGCTTCAATCGCATCGGCGTCCAGAAAGAATGTGAGGTCATCCACAGGTTTTCCCGAGAGATACTCAATCACGCGGAGGTAGGTCAATTTACTTGATGTAGTTAAACCATATTCGGTCATCTTTTTATCTAATTCCTCCATAAAGGGGGTCTTGGTGTAGGGTTTGGGGGTCATAATATAATTCGATGGGACTTATATTATAGAGACGGTTCGTTTTATACCATTATCCACGCATTTTACACCTTGACACGAGGGATATAAACGCGGAAACCGATAGTCTGTGCGGCGGCGACAAGAGCACCAACGGCGGACTGAACATTCATCGTCAAGTTGGCAGTATCGGGAACACCACCGACAAAATTGACAACACCGACGACCTTAACTGCGTTGGAGGCGACAATACCAGTCTGCCACCCTTCAACGATACAGGCGGCGGCAACACCAACAGAGGGAATATCAAGAATAGAAAGGGGTATAACGAGAGCACCGTTGGCGGCGGTAGTGCCTGTGCCGAGATACTCATCAAAAGAAGAACTGCTTAATCCAGCGTAAGAACCCGAAGTCATATTATGGATTGGGGCGGCGGCGGAGGCGGACGCCTTGAGGACGAGTTGGGATTGACCTAATGCGTTAAGAGACATTTTTGTAATCGATTTTATGAATAATAGTATAACTTTGTTTTTATATATAATTTCGTTGTGATACGGAATAAAAACAAAGTAGAAGGGTATATATAAACTGAAATGAACGCAGAAGGAGGAGTTTTTGGGTCAGCACAAGACAAACCGAAGTTGCGTCAAATTATGACTGAACCGATGAGTGATGCCGACTTGGAGGTGTATCTGCCACAGGCGAAAATCTTTATGTTTCGCGAACTGAAAGGATACTCGACAATCCAGTCGATACTGCGAAAACCGAGAGATTATATGATTTTGTTATACGAACACACCCCTCAAAATGGTCACTGGGTGGCGGTATTGAGGTATGAAAACACTATAGAGTTTTTTTGCCCTTATGGGTCATCGCCGTATTCGCCGAACTCACCTCTCGAGTGGAACTCGCCAGAGGAGAATGCGGTGGTGGATGCGACACATAATTATCTTGAAGACCTGTTGAATAAGGCGGATGCGGACGGGTGGGAAGTGATATATAACAAGATGGATTTTCAGGAGAAGCGTGATAATGTGAATACCTGCGGAGCGTTTTGCGTGTGGCGGGTGTTGTGCCTGATAGAGGACAATATGAACCTCTCGGCGTTTCAAAATGGAATGAAGGAACTCCATAAGAGGATGGGGATTTCGTATGATGAGATAGTTGCGGACGCGATAGAAATCCGTGAGTAGTGGATTATACGGGGTTTGAAAATGTTGCTCCGTTTTGGGCGTAAATAAGGATGCCTGTGTCATCAGTTCCCAACCGAACAACAGTTCCAATTGCGAAGTTGTTGTAAGCGGCAAGGGTGATAGTTAGGTATTTATTGTTTGGGGTGGCAGGATTGATAAAATGATAGGCGGTTGTCGTAGTAATTGCGACTGCTCCAGCACCAGTAGGACTGTAAATGTAAAACTCCAACGGTGATGCGGTTGTAAGAGACGGTTGTCTAAAAAAGTAGGGGAGGTTAGGCGAATATACCGTATCGAAGAATGTAAAACCTTGAAGGTGAGTAGCACCATTTAAATCTATGAAGTGTGGCGTGAGAACATCAAACAAGTAATTAGTTCCCCCTCCATTATGACCGTAAATGTAGTTAAGTTTTTCGGGAGATACATCGGTGTCGCAACCGAACCCGAGTGGAACAGCAGGTAGAGAACTTTCATAAAGAGCGGGAGTTGCCCCCATATTCGACATATCAAACTCATACACGGGGTAAGCGGGGGTGGTTGCTGTATCATATGTGCCGAAATATGCGAGATATGAAGGGACACTTGGGTTATAAACTTGAATACCAGCAGAAACGGCGGCGGGAGGGGTGAAACCATTAATTAGTGATGTTTGCGGAAAGGCAGTAGTGCTATCACTAAAAGCGAGATAACTGTTGCCAACACCACCGATATTAGAAAACTCGCCACCGAATACAACTCGCTCATCCAAAACATAAATGATATTAACGGTATTATTTGCTGGGATAAAAGTGTTCCACCGCGAAGTGATAGGAGCGATAGTGCCAGTTGGAGTATAAACGGCGGTGCGTTCTGTTGTGACGGTGCTTCCGCCTATGATATCGGTGAAAGAACCGCCCAAAATATAAATAGAGGCGGATGCTGGGGTGTAATATGTATTCGATTGACAATTAATCGTTTTTACTTCACCATTAACGCCATAACCGACTACTGTGTCATTCATATTTGTTGGGGCGATTACAGAAGAGGTAGCATCCACGACAAGAAAGTTGCCGACACTACTGGGAAAAGGTAAAACACCGTCATAAAGGTCTGTTGTCCCCGCCGAAAAATTACCGCCGACAGCGACCATATTTGGTATGTTTGTATTATAATACACGACATTAATATAATTACCAGCGGTAGGAAATGCGATGTAAGTGAAGTTGAA